TCTGTGACTTGTGCCATTTAAAAAGCTACCTTGTGCATATTCTACCCTCCTTTACCAAATCCGACAGCCTGATAGGTGAAATTTCTATCAATCGAAGCATTTGAGGAGTTTTTGAAGTGTACAGTAAATCCAGTACCAGAAATACTACTTACTTCAAAGTAATCTCCTGATGCCATATTCTGAGCATTGATACCAACAGAGGGTAAATTAGTATTTGCTCCAAGCAAAGAAGAAGTCCCAACAAAAAATGGATTGGTAAAGGTGACAGCCTTTGCCCCTGCTCCGCTTGCAATAACATTACCTTGTTCTGTTCTTCTCTGTAAAGATGCTGTATAGCCTAGCTGAGAGACTTTTATATCCTGTGCAATATCATTACTTGTAAGTTTTGCTCTGAATTGAAATCCTCTTCCTTTGTAAGTTCCATTAGCAAAAGTCTGAAAGTCAGTATAAGTAGGAGATCCAGATGGGTCATCCTGAGTAACTCTTACTAACATTTCAGCGTTGACCTCTGTAGCTGTAAGTCCATCAAAGTCTGTAATATCATCAATCAAACCTCTTGAATCAAATAAATCTGATGGATAGAAACCTTCTGTCAAGAAGTGACGTTTTAAATCAAGACTAAATACACCACCTAAATCTAAAGTATCTCCACCAGCAGTTCCTCCAAAATCATATGTACCTTCAGAAACAATCCCACCAAAGTCATCTAACGATCCAACAAGATCAAAGTCTGTAATAGCATCAAAATTACCACCACCAACTAAATTTAAAGTATCTGTAACTGCATCAAAATCAACATTAGTTTTTGTTCCTTGAAACTTAGGACTATCAGTATCCTCTCTCCTAGTCTGTGTAATAAGTGGAGCTAAGTTATCTGGCAGTTCAAGAATTACACTTGTTTCTCCTGCACAGAATCTACCACCATCATCTTGGAATTTTAAAATATATTCGCCTTCAAGATATGGAACTTCTGCTGTTGTTGTATTACCAGCTAACGCTTGAATCAAATCAGTACTATTAGTGAAGGATCCGCTTCCGTCTACGAGAGGAGAATGTCTGACATAACAACGGCCCCCGTGGGTCACGTCAAGGTCTGTAGATAAATTCCAACGTAATCTCACTAATTTTTCATTTATTGGTTCGGCTGATAATCCAGTAACATTTGATGGTAATGCAGTTTTACCAACAGCATTGAAAGTTAAATCAGCAGAAGTCGCACTTGTCTGCAATGCAGCGTTATAGCTAAATATTTGAAACTCATACGTTCCAATATCAGTATTGAATATCTCAAAATCAGGAGAAGAAACTGTTGTCGAAACAAAGTTTCCATTATTAAATCTATAGTTAACTTGATACTGCGTAACACCTACTATTGGCTGCCAACTGACAATAAGTTTAGATACCGCCTGATTATTTATCTCAACTAATTTTTCTTCAGCCTGTAAAGCAGTAGGAGGATCTTTAAGTTCATTTAGTATTGATACTGTTCTTGTCGGCAGTGTTGAACCATCTTCAATAAAAGCGTATTTTTCATTTACATAAGATAAGGCCGTAATTGAATAGTTTATGCCGTCAACTTCCTCAACACTAATAACTCTAAATAATTGAGACTGCACAGTGTCATCTGAAATCAACCAGTTTGCATTAACATTTGGTGCTTGAGAAAAGGCACTTGCCACAGTGATTGTTGCACCAGAGACAGAAACTATATCCTTTGTCTCCACTGTTCCATCTGGAAGCACTACAGAAAGCTTTGCGTTGTTTGTAGATGGCAAGTCAGTGTTTGTGGAATCATCAACAGTAACAACAGTCGTTGATGTAACTGAAGAAATTTTGCCACCTCTTCTAAGACCACTCCTTAGAGGGTCTGCTATTTCTATAATTGCTGACGGCCTAACTACAATGCCGCTATCTATCGAAGTTGTAAAACTGCAAACCTCAGTTTCATTTGCCTCCCCGAAAAGGATTGCCCGACCTAATCTGGCCGCTTGTCCTCTTGAAGTACAGGCAAAAGCTTTTACTTGCTTGATACTTGTGCCTATCTTGCTTATTAAATTAGCATCTTCTACAACCTCAAAATCTATGTCCTGAGTATCCATGTTGAAGTAAGATACAGAAACTACACTATGACGCTGTTTCAAACTGCTACCAGAATAAGTAAATCCATCACTTGTTATGTTGCTGAGATTAAAAAGGTATGAGGCTGAAGCTGGACTGTCCTGTTTAAGAGAAATACTACCAGCAGACCAGATAGGCATACAACGCATGACCCCTGCAAGATCATTAATAAGATCAAAAGCTTCCGCACTGCCTTGGATATTTACATTGCAGCTAAATCTTGCTTCTTGTCCTCCCTGTCCATCATCAACTAAAGTATTTGCAAACTTACTTGCGGTTACAAAAGAAAATAAATCAAGGCTGCTATCTGTTATATGATCTCCAAATCCAAAGCGTGTACTTGTGAGCAAGTCCAATAAAACCATTGCTGGGCATGAAGTCCAAACAGCAGAACCCATGACACCATTAAATATATAGCCGTCTGGGTAAATTATGCGGCCAGTTGCACTGTCAACGCTTGGTGTACCAGAGCCGTTTGCTCCTGCGGCTGGGATTCTTACTTTGACTCCTCTAATTCTATATTTTCTTGATGGGATAGAACTGAACTGCATTGAGTCAAGCCTGATTGCAGCGTAAGCACTATTATCATAAGTATTTGCGTCATCTATAATCTCACCTAAACTTGTCCACTGAAAAGCATCAACAAGACTTGCATCTGTACTATCTGCGGTAACTCTTGAGACTCTAATATCAACAGGAAAAGCACCTGTTAACTCAACTCTGTAATCTCTCTGGTAGGCATCAGCAGTCCTTCCAGTAATTGTGTCAGTAATAATATCGCTGAAACCCCCAGAATTATATTGAACAGAAATCTTGAGTAAAACAGATGAACCAAGCAAATCTCCTTTTGTTGTAGCTTTTTGAATTTGAGGAAAAGTTATTGTGATATTCGCAGCGTCAACATTTGAATTTGTTATCTGTCTTGTAACAGGGCTTGAAGCTGTAACTACTACTCCAACTGCTGTGACAGATGAGCTACTCTCTATCCCTTCAACTTTTGTCTGTCCTGACGTACCAAAGCGAGGATTAAAAGTAACGTCTTGAAAATTAAAGTCTGTTGCGACTGGGTTTGCTGAGTTTGCTGTTGATTTTAAAACAGGAGTATCATTGAGAATAACATCTTTTAGAGCAGCATTATTATATGCAGTAGTCCCTTTTGTTAATCCTTCTTTTGATGCCGAAGCAAAACCCTCTATCTCTCCCTCAGAAATAAGGTCAAGAAAAGTAGCAAACTGCCTACTGTGTAAAGTGTCTGGTGTTCTTGTTGGCTGCGGTGGTGGTGGTGGGCTTCCTCCTCCAGAACCCCTTATGATTTTTGGCTTCGTCATGCTCTCACCTGCTGGGTGTCAATTGCTCCACTGATAACCACTGATCCAGTAATTATCTCGCCATAAACAACAGGCACTGGAGTTCCAGCCCTTGATGTGTTTTGGGTTCCTCCAAAACTATAAGACAATTTAGGATCTTGTTCACTTTTAAACTCTGGCATTTTTGGCACAGGAAACAACATATCACTGACACCAGAAAGAACCAAAGCCGCACCAATACCAAATGAAGCTTTTGCTCCAAGAGCAGCCTTACTAAATCCAATACCTTTAGCACCAAATGAAACAGCCTTACCTGAAAAAGCACCGAAAGCACCCATACCAACAGCAATAAGAGCAGCCCCAAGCAATATCTTACCTACATTACCTCCAGCACCTTGTATGACAGGTACAAAATGTATATCCTGTTGACCTATAGGGTGATCTATTTCACTCTCATCAATAGCATAATCACCCACTTTCACCTGATAATATTTAGGATTCATATACTTTTCTACTCCTTCAAAATTATTCACTAAAAAACTAATTGCATGACTCAAAGTATCAGCCTTTATCTCAAACTCTTTATGGCCAATAAAATTGGCTAACTCTCCATATAGTTTTATTTTACGCAACATAACGCAACCTCTTACCTGTGCATTTTAGCAACCATTCAGAGTATGGCTCTATGCAACTAAGTCTATCTGTTAAATGGTGTAAAACATCACCATCTACGAAAATTGCCACATGATTCAAATTATTGGAAAAAATCGACATAAATAACAAATCTCCATTTATTAATTTTTCATCAGGATTTAGTTCTCTAAAACCTGTTTCTTCTGCACATTTTTCAAACATTGGATCTTTGTTGAAATCTTCCAGTGTTATAGGTCTATGCCAGTCAATCAAATTTATATTTAGTTTTTCTTTGTACCAATCACGAACTAAGGTATAGCAGTCTGTGACTCCCCAAGCCCACTCCCTGCCAAGCAGAGGAGCTTTATAACCTGTTGGCTTTAGATAACCCCATGACTCCGTTTTAGGGTTTACTATGTGCCAAACAAGGCCGCTTTGTTCACAAGCTACCTTATCGGATTGACTTGCTACTGGTGGTGTAACAGGGTGGCTATGAACCACAGCTATAATATCTCCTGTATTATCTGCCCTTATATAATCCTCTGGGTCAATGATAAAGCACTGAAAAGCTGTCATTGATAAATTTTTACAAGGAAAATATCTTTCTTTACCTTTAATATTCAATAAAAGTCCGCAGGATTCTTTTGGGTCTTGGTCTTTCGCATGAGCAAGAGCAGCGTCTTTCCAGTTCATGCAATAAATGTTCCGATACTTGGAAAATTGTCTCTAGTGCAAAGACGTTTAGGGCTTCTTACTCCAGCTAGATCAAAAGGTGCGGCAAGTTCAAACTCTACAATATCTCTTGTTTCTGTTGATTTTCTGTCAATTTTATATATCTCTCTTGGAAATTCTGCTGTTGGGTCTGGTGTTCCTAAAGGATTGACTTGCTGTGTTGAGGTTGTCGTTGTTGTTTGGGTTGTAGTGTTTGGGTTATTCATTGTAATTGTGTTACCCATAGCATTTCCATGAACTGTGCAGTAATATCTCAAATCACTAGGGGCATCAGGATAAGCTGGTTGATAAGTGACTGTGGCATCTGTTCCAAGAGTCCCAGCATTTGTTGTAGTCTGCTGTCCTCCAGCATCAGATTTGATTCTTAAAGGGTGTCCAACATTTGAGCTATCAGATTGATTAAATATATAAGTTGACCCACGCTTCATTGTTATTACAGGATTATTAACACCATTTAATAAAAATATATTTATGCCACCTACGTTTGCCACAGTAACTGTGTAAGTTACAGATTCAGCATCTGCTGGATCGGCAATTGTTGTTGTTGTTGTAGAACTTGTTGTAGTAACTGGAAAATTAACATTATCAAGATATCTTGCAAGTGTCCTAATCCTAGTTACAGTGCAGCCTGTCAGATCATTTCCTGTTGTTACCTGATTAACATTCAACAAGATAGCTGTAATAGTTCCAAGAGCATTACTAACTGTCAGTGTAGGTCTAGGAATCTGCCCACGTTGATAAGCAAACCCCTCTGCTGTAATTGGTAATTTAATATAAGTATTACCAGCCCAGACTATATTTCCATTGTTATTTAAGTTTGTTCCATTGTGAAATCTATAAGTTTGAGCAGAGCCATGTAAAGCAACAGTTGTTTCTAAAGTAAAAAGCTCAATAATCGCAGAGGGATTTATTTTTTGTAAATCTGTAATTATTGGGGCAGTACTCATGGTTCAAACACCTCTCTAAATGTTGCATTAATAGTTGCCCTGTTATTGTATGGAATTGATTTTGTCCAAGTATCACAAACAAACTTCATTGAAGAACTTTCACCTGCTGGGGTGTAGTCAAAACTAGCCTGATCATTTGCCCTTGCATCTAAAAAAGTTTCGATTGTATCAGCATCAGTTTCAGAAACATTGAATGTAAAATTAAATTCTTTTGGATTTTGATTCTGTGCAAGACCAAAAACAATGCGTTGCTCAAACCCATCAGCAAATCTTACAACCCTGTTGATAGGTGCATTAGTTTTTCTTGACCCATAAGAAGGCTTGATGTCTGGAAAAGTAGCCATTATGCTAATAAACCCCCTGCTCTTTTTTGTTGTATTATTTCAGATTGTACCGCCACCGCAATAAGTCTTCCAAGTTCTCTGCCTTCTTGTTCTCCTCCCTGTGCGTCAACACCTCCACTTACATCAACATTAACAACAATATTATTTGTCATGCTACCTCCACCTAATTGATTATTTGGAATAATAGTGCCAGCCCTTGAAGGAACAAATAATTCTGGGCCTTTTTCTCCTACTATTGAAGGCTGCCCTACTTTTGGCCTTCCACCAGTAGCAAAGGTAGGTAAACTCTTAAATATTCCACCAAATGTACTAGATAATAGTGTATTAACACCAAGTCTTAATAAATCTTTTGCAATACCTTGTAAAAGACTTCTTGCTGCGTCAGCTAATGTTCTTGTCTGTAATATTGCATCAGTTAAAGCATCAGAAACACCAGTTGCAATGTTATCACCTATTTTTTTGAAAGCATCACTTAACTTATTAGCACCATCTGTTGCTTCGTCTAAATCTTTTTTAAGGTCTTTGAGATCATCACCTTCAACATCAATCTCTACTTTAGGCATTATCTTTTGGATCTGGCCTAATAAAAATTTAAGCACAGGATTGTTTTCAACAAAATTTTTAATCTTATTAAAGGCATCAAATATTGCTCTTACAATTTTGCCCACGACTTGTCCAGCCCTTCTACCTAGTTCTATAAGATTTTTATTACTTTTATCTATAGCATCTTTAACAAATATCCAAGCTTTTTCAAAAGCAATAACAATATCAATAGCTTCCCCACCAAATTCTCCAATTACTGCATTACTAATCTCTCCAATAAATGCAAACAAAGCTCTAAATGGTGCAAACGTAGCTTTTACAGCAAGACCTAGAGCCTCAACAGTTACAGCAGTTATTTTCAAAGTTTCTCTTATAATAATTCCAAACTCTGAACCATCAGCGACTAAATTCGTAAAAGCACTTGATAATCTTTTTAACTGACCTTGTATTGTATTTGTTGCTTTAAAAGCGTCCCTTGCAGCCCTTCCCTGTGCATTTGCCTGATTATCTAAAGCTTGATTGAATTTAACTAATTCATCATTTAACAATGGCTGTATTGCGGTAAGTGCCTCAACACTTCCAAATAATTTAGATAAGTTGTCAGCACTTGCTCCACCATTTTTGATAATATCTTCTAATACTCCACTTAAACCTTTTGATTTCAAGGCAGACGCACTAAAGTCTATTCCAAGCTGCTTTGCAACTTTAGATGCTTCACCAGTTGGCTTTTGTATCGAAGCAATAACTTGCCGTAACCCTGCAAAGGTAGATTCAACAGGAACACCAGTTGCAGTGACAGCAGAAATCGCAGCATTTAATTCATCTATACTTACACCCGCACCAGCCGCTATTGGTGCAATACGACCTATCTGCTGTGCATATTGATCAACAACAATTTTACCATCAGCTTGAGTCTGTGCAAATCCATCAACTATTTTTGCCGCCTTGTCAGCTTCTAAACCATAAGCATTTAAAACAGATGTAGTCGCATCAGTTACTGTACCAAGATCAGAAAAACCGCCAGTAGCACCTAATTGTGCGGCTTTTAGTATTTCTGTTATTTCAGCATTTTTAGCAAAGCCAGCAGAAGCTAAATCATAAGAAGCAGTTAATAAATCTAAAGTTGATGCCTGACCACTTAATTCGTTAGAGAGAGTAACTAGCTTTGGCTTTAATTCATCAACATTGTCTGATAATGTACTTAACTTTGCCTCTGCAAAGTCTTGTTTAGTAAGAATACCAAAAGATGCAGTTAAACCTCCAATGACAGCACTTAACCCTATTAAGGGAGCTAATATTGGTGCTAGTGCAGCTTGTAATGTCGCAAAGCCTCCAGCAGCTACTTTAGCTCCAGCACCTGTGGCTAATAAAGCTGGTGGTAATATTGAAAATCCTTTATTTGCATTTTTTAACTGTCCAGATGTACCATTGACAGTTCTATTAAATGTAGTTGCCCCTTTATTTACTTTCCTTAAGGCAGCAACAGCTTGAGTGGCATTGACTCTTAATTCTACATTTGAGACTGCCACAACTAAACAATAACTTTCTTTATATTAACCTGATTTGCGTTTGATAGCATCAGCTTGTTTTTTTTCTTTCTCATATTTTAATTCATAATACGCAGCAAAATATATAAACTCTTCATCTGTCAATTGAGTTCTTAATTCACTAACTGTCTTGCCTAATTCTGTTGCAAGGAAAAACTCAAAATATAACCAGTTGTCCCCCTTTAATCTTCCTTTGAGTTTTCAACAGTAACATTAGAATTTACACCAAACAAGAACAATTCAATCTCATTTAAAACATTTTCTGGCAAATCATTCTGTAAGCTGGCAAAGTCAGATGGGTGAAACGCTTTTGTTCCATCTTCATTTTCTGCTAACTGACAAAGCATATGAGTTGAAACTATTAAAGGATCATCACTATTTGCTCTCTGTGTAGCTCTTGCTCTGTCGGCTCTTGTTATGGCTTTGAAATATAGAGATAAAACAATATTGCCTTCATTGTCTTTTACATCAAATTTGCGTCTTTGATTTAAGTCAAAAGCCTCTCTTAAGAGTTCAAGATTTCTTTTTGTTGCCATGAATAAATGCGAAGTTTTTACTTAATTAAATAGCGGAAGTAATAGTTCCAGTTGGTTTGAATGTGATGCTTATTGTGTTTGGGTCACCTAAAGAAGAACTTTGCTCAAAGTTTGTAATAATTCCATTAAAAGAAATCTTTTTTGTTGCACTTGAACTATCTGGGAATAATTCAAAAGAGGCTGTTCCAAGATCGCCTGTAGTTAAAACACCATCAATAAAAGTTGCTGTCTCACCAGAGGCTGAATCATCATAAAGAAGCTCTGCTGTGCCTTCGCCTTCAATAAGACCACCTACAAACTGCTTAAAAGTGTCTCCTTGAGCAGTTGTTTCTTGTGTGTCTTTTGAAATAGACATTGACCAGCTAGTTGTACCAAGAACAGGGTTTACAGATGAGCCAGCATCATCAAATTTAACTTGCCCAACATCACCTTTTACCTTTGCCATAACAAATAAAAGAAAGATTTATAAATATATTAACTCTTTTCTTGTTTTTTTACAGCTTTTTTACTTAATTCTTGTTTTTCCATGAATCGTCTGCATTGATTATCCCAATACTGTGGTTCTCTTCTGCCTTTTACAGCTTCGATAACATCAAGCATTGCCTCTGTAATTTCCATTAAAGATCCTCATAAATATTGAAAGTGATTCTAATTTGAGTTTGAAACTTACCCTCAGGACTTGATGTTAATATCTCAGGGCCTATAGGTGAATCAAAGATCACATTAGAAACAGTAATCCTATTGTATAAGTCCCTAAGTCGTTTGCAAATCGTATAGTTTGACCCTGCTCCTATACCCTCTTCTGTAAAGACATTGAGAAGAATCAAACCAACAACATTATTTGTTGAACTACTTGAGTTTCCCTGCGTTAAATATTGATTTGCTCCGAAGCTTGTTATGCACTGTACAAAAGAATCCTCAGTTGTAGAGTCAAAGGACATATTGTTAAAAACAACAGGAATTGCTGGGCTTGAAGCTAACTCTGTGGCTAACCTAGCCTCTATTGTGGATCTTACTGTATTTAAGTCTGTAGCAGCCATTAGATGTTACCTACAATTTTTTTATATTCACCATCAGCCCAAGATTGAAGCTCTTTTGCAATAAGTTCTGGATAGCCAGCAACAGTGGCTTGTCTTGTTCTGTACTGACCTCCCCATGATGGTGGCAAGTTTTCACCAAAACAAACAGGTTCTGCATAAGGTAAATTATTGCTCACTGTACCCTTAAATTTTTTAATATCTGTTTGCCATGCGTTTCTAAGTTGTCCTCCCCCTTTTGGTTCACCTTTATATACAACTCTCACTGGTGTAGCTTTCTTCACTCTAGCTGTCCACTCTAAAGTGGTAGCTTGAACTAAAGTCTCTACAGCTTCCTCCATTACTTTTGGAATTTGTAATATGGTGATTTCTCTTGCCATGTTTACCTCAAGATAAGATCAAAGCTAACAGCAGTATTATTTTGCTCATTTGTTATTACTTGAATAATTTTAAATTCAACATTACTTATCACCACTCTGTCTTTTGTCGTAGGGGCAAAGGTCAAATCACCAGCAGAAATAGTGAGAAGTTTATCTTGTGACTCAACTAAATCATTGACCTGATTTCTTGAGACATTACTCAATGCACCTTTAATAGTTGTATCAGATGTAGATTCTGTGATAGCTCCAGTAGTGGTATTGTATGCCCCTGCTGTTACTTGTCTGATAGTCACATCACCACCAAGTTTCTTCAATGAAGCACTGGCAGCTTTTTTTAGTGCATTAGCAAGGCTCATAATGAATAAGCTATAACCTGACCACTTGCAAGAGTGATACTTGTAATGACACCTTCAATCTCTGAAGATGATTTCATTGTGATGCCGTTGATAGTTGAAGATCCATTCTCTGTTAAATTTTCAGCAACAAGAGTTACCTCTGCGTTTGATAAACAATGAACCTTCCCGAATCTGCCTGTATGGGCATTTGTATCTGTGATGATTATCCCTGCTGGGTATTGATAGCCGTAGTTCACTTTAAGACCTCTTGATTGATAAGTTTGCTCTTCCACCTATTCTAATACCCATCAAGTAATGATCAACTATCGGTGGAATACGATCAATACCAGTAGCCCCATAAAATCTTGGGGTCACGTTTATATTTCCAATACTTACAGCAGCAAAATCCTCTAGGCCGCTTAGTTCCAGTCCGTTCCTGTTGTTGTTTAGATATACAGCCAAGATTACCTGTGCGTGTTTTACCCTGTCTGGGATTTCAGTATCAAGGTAATAATCAGCAACTAATCTATTTGGAAAGCTTAAACCATACAGGTTGGTGTATGTATCAGGCTTCCTTACTCCTGATCTAGGCCACTCTAAAGCTTGAGTATCAGATACCCTAGCACCTAAAAACTTCTCTCTGTCTATTCTTTGGGCTGCTGTAAAAAGCGCACGATTTTTATTATCGTTGCTTGAGCCGTCCCATGCCGCAGTATCATCACTAAGAACTAAACCCTCAATAAATGAGTTTGCATCATCAAGAGTTATATAAGTGTTTGCGTTAGCACCGCCAACAGTAGCATCAAGAGTTATTGCCATTGAGTTTTACCTTTTTGGGCTTAGATTTTGGTTTTGGCTTTTCAAGAGTTTGAACAAGTGAAGCTGCCTTTTGGACAGCCTCATTTTGTTCTCTCATTCGCCTAAAAGCGAACATAGCCATTAGCTTGATGCACCCTTAAGAGCAACAAAGTTAATAACAATAGCTTCACTAAGGTTTCCAGCAGATACATTAGAAACTGTGACCGCAAAAGATCCAGCAGCTATCGCATTTGCATTTACCAAATATGAACCAGCAGTTCCAGCAGAACCATGACAAGCAACAACAACATCTGTTGCTGCAATCTTGCTGTTAGTTACTGTGAAAGATACTTCTGTGCCAGCGTCAAGCTGTGCATTGTTCATTGTGATTTGTCCAGACTCTGTATTTAGAGTTACACCTGTTGATTTGTTTGTGGCCTGAGTTACAGTTCCACCGTCTGTTGGGCCTACTAAAGACCCAGCAGTTACTTCAAATAGTGATGGCATGATTAATCCTGATTAGATACGTTTGTTGCACGAACAATACCTATGTTCTTTGTCTCATACACTTTCGACCATGAACCAACTGTCTCCAAAACTGTTCTGCTTGGGTTAACTGTTGAAACTGCGTACTTAAGACCTACTGGGTGATAGATGTAGTGGAGATCCACTGCCATTGCTTCCTCAAGAGCAAGAATGTCTCTATCTGTTTGTGTTCTGATTGGTGCTTGCTCACCTGTAACAACTGCCCCTTGTGTAAAGAAGAATGTTGAATACTCTGTTGAAGCTCCAGAACCTGTTGTTGGAATATCGTCAGAAACAATAATCCTTAAACCACCAAATGTCTCAACAACATTAGGGCCATCAAAAGCTCTTGTTGTGCTACCACCTGTAGCGTCTGAATCTGGTGCGCCTGTGTTGTCGTAAATACGATCAATCATATTACGCTCTAGCAAATCACCATAAACATTAGAGTGCATTGCTATTGCTGTAAGCTTGCCGCCCTGATCTCCGAGCTTTGATTTTGCTCTTGCGATATGACGAGGGCTTAATACTGTAGGAGTGTCACCTGATTCACTGTCGATAGTTAGATCAAATAAAGCTGAACTACTTGAGTTTGCGTTGATAGATCCAAATGCACCAGTTAAGCAAGAATATAAATCCTTTTGCTTTTGGTTGTTTACATAAGCAGCCATCTTCTGAGCAATAGCAGCCATAGGATCTATGCCACCACCTACTGCAAGTGAAGCTAAGTCCCTAGAACTGAAAGCTCGCCCACGATGTAAGACAACTCCAATTTGGTTGTCAGCAGTGATCTTGCTAGGTGTTAATGATGTTGAATCTGTTAAGACTTCAAAATCTCCAGATAAATTTGCTTTATAAAAAGGGAGCTTGACGAAATCGCCACCACGCTCTGCGGATAAATTTAATTCTGCCAAAGGTTGCACTACCCCACTCTGTAAGAAGCTGTCAGTTTGAGTTGTCGCTTCGATTAAGTAGGGAGTAAACACCTCAGGAATAATTAAATCCGATCTTAATGTTGCCATTAGAATTTAATTAATATGTTTACTTCGAGGCACAACCTCTGACATGGCACAACCACGTTGTTACTATACTAACCGCTAACTGCGTTTTTGAGCATATTATATTTATTTATATCTGTTCTATATAACCTACTTTGCTCTGTAAGGTTAAAAGATTCCTTCGCAAAGGGGTTCTTTTCACCAGCAGCCACTGTTTCAGTCTGAACTTTAGTTGTCGTTGCTCCACCGCCTTGAGGTCTTGGGTTCTTCTGTACCCATGCTGGCATTTTTGACATTGCCCAATCTTTAACTGGAGTCCTGTTATATCCATCAACTACAACAACTGTTCCATCTGCTTCTCTTGCAAGTTGATCCTTACTGATGCGAGATAGTACATATTGGGGATCGTGTACAACATCAGCAAGGGCTGTCACTGCTGGGGCCTCAACTTCAAGTTGTCTTTGTCTAGCTTCTAGCTCTTGGATTCTTTTGTTTTTAGCTTCTTCAGCATCACGATACTGCTGTGCCTGTTTAGCAATCGCTTCATCATATCTGCCTTTTGCCTCAAGTTCTTCCTGTTCCTTTTGTTGTTTAAAAGCAATCAAAGCATCTACATCAACATCTGGTGGTACAGCTTTTGCCGCCTCCTTTGCTTTTTTGTAATCGTCTAAGATTTCTCTGTTGCTTTTTCTGAGTGCTTCAACTTCTGCCATCAACGCTGTTGCATCAACAGGTGGATTTGGTTTGATTGGTTCGTCAGCCATAAATAAAAAATTTACAATTATTCACAATATTAGCTCCACTTTGTTCTGTCTGCCCAAAAAGCTGCTGACATTTTACCTTTGGCAATATTTTTAGCGTGTCTAGCCTTAAAACTCTTGCGTTTTGCTTTGTCTGCCTCTGATTCTCCCTTTCTAGGCGGTTTAGTCTTTGCCCCTTGCATACCAAACCTAATTAATTTAACTTTATCGCCTTCTTTTGCAAGGACAACGTGAGACTTTGTTGGGTGTGATGGGGTTCTCTTTGGCTTGTTAAAAGCAGACAATCCAAATCTTTTGAGTCTAGGATCACTCATTTGCCTTTTTGCCTCATAGCCATTCTATGAGCTTCAGTAAATGAAACACCTTCTCTCATCTTGCGTTTCATATATTCCATGTGAGCCTTTGTGTGACCATGAGCCTTCTGGTGCTTTGCAAGTGTGTTTTTTTGTCTGGTAGTAAGTTTCATCTTCTTTTTTGGTATTTGTTGTAGATAGCTGCGTCTGCTGTTCTTGCTTTATCACCTCTCATGTAGCTGTTTACTCTGCCCATAGCCCACGCACCCATAGGAACATTTCTTGATCCAGCAGAAAGGTAAGCACCTTGTCCCTTGCGATAAACTTCTGCAAGTTCTCCATAAAAAAACTTAGTCCCATCAGCTTTTTTTTTGAGACTACCTTTTACTTTTTCGCTTAGTGGTTTTCTTCTTTTTGCCTGTGACATTTTGTTTGGTGCGTGATTTAGATACAGCTTTTATATCAATATACTCTCCTTTTCTATAAGCTTCGGCAGTTCGCTTTATCTCAGCCGCTTTCGCAGACCTGTTTTTAGAACCAGACAGATATTTTTTGGGAACACCTGTCTTTTTGTCCTTTGGAACTCGCCTTAGTTTTCTAGTCACTTCTTAGTTTTCTTTTTAGCAGTGGGCTTGGTTTCTTTGGGCTTTTTTGTTTCCTCTTCGCCCTGTACCTTAAAAATATATCCCATTACTTTTTGCCTCCTTTCTTTTTCTTCTTTGTTCCCTTTGGTTTCATAGAACCATAACCAACACCTTT